AGATAAAAAACCATGAGCGATCACGCATTAGTTGTCGGTGTTGTCATCTTTGGCTTAGTGGGCCTTTCGATCTACCTCACTTTTAAGGATTGGCAATGAATAAACCAGTAGCGTGGTGGACAGGCAAATTTGATGATGAATCAGAAGATTTTATTTTTCCTGAAACAAGGCAAAAATTTATAGACCATCCTATTGCTAAAAATCATTTGTTGTTCCCTATTCCACTCTATACCCATCCAGTAAAAGAACTACACCTATCGTTGCAAAAAAGCCAAGATGGGGAATTACTTGCAGTTACCTATACCGATGACGAGCATAGGATTGTTGAAGTTTTATGGGAAAAGCCGCCAGTAAAAGAACTAACGGATGAGGAAATAATTGATATTTGGTTTGAAGTTGCTGAAACAAATAGCATTGCAGAAAGACAAATTCAATTTGCTAAAGCAATACTAAGAAAGGCACAAGAGAAATGAAAGAATACATAGCACCAGCTTTAATAGTAGTTATTGGAATCGTAGCTACTTATTTTTTATGTAACATTATTCCAGACGGAGTTAAGTGTATTGATGGAAAAATGTATTCATGGCAAGGCTCTAATGTTTATAAACCATCTGATACATCTTGCGTTGTAGCTAAATAAGAAAGGCACAAGAGAAATGATACATACACTTACAGATAATCAATTATTGTTTTATATGTTGTTTGGATTTGCTTGCGGAGTTATTTATATGATTCTTTTAAGGATTGCAACAAAATGAATGCAGAATCACAGATAAACATACAAGAATTAATAGAATTTATAGATGATAAAACTAGCGAAACATCGGCAAATGGCTTTATTCAAGATTCTCAAATGTTTTACGAAGTGTCAAAGCGGTTATCCAATTTACAAGAATTAATGCTTACAAATGAGGAAATCAAAGAAGTTATTAAATCTTTAGAAGATTCTATTTATTTTGATGAAAAACTTGGATTTTTTGAATTAAAAGATTTTGCATTAGCAATACTAAGAAAGGCACAAGAGAAATGAACGCAAATGAACTAGCTGATGCAATGCAGGGAGTTATTTCCGTATTGAATGTCCACCATGAAGAAGATTGCTTGTTTATAGCAAATGAAGCGCAGTTTATGCTACGCCAGCAACAAGCCGAGAACGAGTCGTTGAAAAAGAAAATTACCAGCTTGGAGTTTTTAGCAAGGAGAGAGAAATGAGCCGCACTAAAGAGCAAAGTTCTAAAGCCCTTCCATCTACTGGCCTATCGCTCGACTTTAGGACTAGCCCGGCTGTCTATAAGTTCCTGAGCTCTAATGCTTTCGTGCGGGGGATGATGGGGCCAGTAGGATCAGGCAAGTCTTACGCTTGCGCCGCCGAGATAATGATTCGTGCTGTCCAGCAAAAGCCATCCCCGATTGATGGCATCCGCTATTCCCGCTGGGTAATCGTGCGTAACTCATACCCTGAGTTGAAAACCACTACGATCAAGACTTGGCAAGATATGTTTCCAGAGGCAACCTTTGGGCCAATGCTCTATACCCCGCCGATTACTCACCATATCCGCTTGCCGAGCCGAGATGGTGCGGCTGGAATTGACTGTGAAGTGATCTTCCTTGCCCTTGACCAACCAAAAGATGTGCGTAAGTTGTTGTCATTGGAATTAACTGGCGCATGGGTCAATGAGGCCCGTGAATTACCCAAGGCTGTGATTGATGGATTGACTCACCGAGTAGGCCGCTACCCTACTAAGCGTGATGGCGGCGCTACTTGGCATGGTATCTGGATGGACACTAACCCAATGGATGACGATCATTGGTGGCACAAGATGGCCGAGAAAGAAAAAATGACTGGGCCTTACGCTTGGAAGTTCTTTAGACAGCCCGGCGGCGTGATTGAAGTTGCAAAAGAAGATTTGCCTGAGAATCCAGAAGCAAATGACCACATATTTTCTGCTGGAAAATGGTGGAAGCTAAACCCTAAAGCAGAGAATGTCCATAACTTGCCGCATGGCTACTACCAACAAATGCTTTTTGGTAAAAATCTGGACTGGATTCGATGCTATGCCGAGGGTAAGTACACCTATGTACAAGAGGGCCGCCCTGTTTGGCCTGAGTACGATGACAACCTCATGTCTGGTGAAGTGGCTTATGACCCGAATGTTGCAATTCAAGTTGGCCTTGACTTTGGTTTAACCCCCGCCGCAGTAGTTGGACAGCGATTAGCCAATGGCCGATGGGTAATTCTCGATGAGATCGTCACATTCGACATGGGCTTAGAGCGTTTTGGCAATATGTTGTTGTCAGAATTGAATATGAAGTACCCCAAAGCGCAGATATTCCTCTGGGGAGATCCGGCTGGTATGGCCAGAGATGCGATTTACGAGGTAACAGCCTTTGACTACCTACGCACTTTGGGTTTGCGAGCTCAACCTACCCCATCAAACGACTTCAAAGTACGCCGTGAAGCTGGCGCATCTCCCATGATGCGTTTGATCGGTGGCAAACCCGGCCTGATTGTCTCAACTGAGTGCAAGATGATTCGTAAAGCTCTGTCTGGTGGCTACCACTTTAAGCGTGTATCAGTTGGATCAGGGCAAGAACGCTTCAAAGATGCGCCGAATAAGAATGAACACTCCCATGTGGGCGATGCCTTTGCGTATCTTCTCCTCGGCGGCGGTGAACACAGGCGACTCACCAAGAATAATTTGAGCTCCAGCACCATTGTTGCTCAGACTGTGGCCAACAATGATTTTGATGTGTTTGCACAATGATATACACCCCTTGCATTTTGTACAAAGCTCAATAGAATCGAATGAACTCTATACACTTGTGAGGTAATTATGCCATTTATCGCTTTAGCCGTTCTCGGCGCATCTCTTTATTCAGCCCAGCAACAGCGCAAGGCCGCAAGCCAAGCGAAAGATCAGGCCGCACAGCAAAATGCACAAGCCGCCGCCCAAATGGAAAAGCAAATTGCCGCACAAAGAGCGCAAGCGGATGTGGCAAGAGCTACTTTGGACAATTCGATTGCTCAAAGCGCCCAGCAAAAAGCAAAACTGGAAGCTGAAGCGCAAGCCGCCTCTGATTCTTTGGATGCCGAGCGCCGCAAACTGGGTGAAGCTGAAGCCGCCCGTCTTAAATCTTTACGCCGTAGCGGATCACGCTCATTGTTGTCTGACTCTCGCTTAAATCCAGAGCTAGGATTAACAAACGCAAGCGACACACTCGGATTAGGCACATCGGTCTAAGGATCAATCATGGCAAAACTCACATACGCTCAACAACAACGGGTAGCTCGCCGTACTGCTGACATCACAAGACTGCAATCACAATACGCCAGATCAGTTGAGGACTACACAGCATCCGTTGGTACAAAAGAGTCTGCATTTAAAGCAGAGATGGAAAAGTACAACGCCGCTTATGAGCCATATCAAGCTAAAGCAACTGCGTACCAAACAAGACTTTCTGATTATCAGAAAAAGCTAGAGGCGTATCAAAAAGCGCCATTAGAAAATTACGATAACTATCAATACATTCCTCGTCTTAATGCTTACGCATCACGAGATCAAGTGAGCTACGGGAATCAGGTCTATGGCCCTAAAGTTGCATCTGGCCCGTTCATTAGTGAAATGGTGGCAGACCCTAACGCATCAAAAGGTGGTATTCCAACCTACGCATTTAGGCTCAAGTCTGGTTATAGCTTATACGGCAACACGATTAGCGGCAAAAGTGTTGCAGACCCCGGCACTTTCAATGAGAAATTTGACGAGCAAGCTCCTTTAGCTCCAGCCGCTTTAGACATTTCTGCTGAAAAAGCAAAACTAGAAGGCGATAAAGCCTATACCGAGCGTGAAGTTGATGAGCGTTCAAAGGCAAGACTAAGAGCCGTACAGCGTGGCAATACTCGCCCGATGTTATCTGCTGGCACAAACATTAGTAAGGCCGCTTAATGGATGAGTTCAAAGGCAAATGCCCTGATGCAATCAAAAACAAAGCCGTCAATATTAAGAATCACAAGATTTGCATATTGAAAGCTGAGTTAGGCCCAGCAAACCCAAAGATGCCAGAGGTTATGTTTTGGTTACGCAAGTCTATTAACTGGAATGTCTCAGAAAAAACCGCAAGAGAGATGGTCTGCGGCAACTGTGGCTATTACTGGAAAACAAAATTCCTAGATGACTGTATGAAAAAGTACCCACAAGCGACTCCTCCAGAAGTTGAGAAGTCATGGGTAGATACGAATGAGTCTGGTGGTTACTGCGAGGAATGGGAGATCACTTGTACTCATTCCCGTACTTGTAATTCATGGGAGCCGGGCG